CTGACCACTGATCCAACTGGTTTACTGGAACCAGGAACAGAGACCACAGGAATTGTTGCTGTAAACATTATAGAAGGTGGAACTGGATACTTACCTTCTCCTGATGGAAGCACTGGTGGAGATGGAAGAGTGTGGGCAGAGAACAATGAAACTACTGTTCAGCACGAAAATGGAGATTATGAAATTCCAACTCCTCCAGGAAATTTGATTTGTGTTGTAGCGGGTGATATTGTAAAACTTCCTGTTGGAACAAGTGTTGTTACAGAACCAAATAATGGTGTTGATGGAGGAGAAACAATACTTGGAGGAAATCTGCACATAATGAAGAAAGATGGGTGCTTTACTGCACCAGAAATTGATTATGAATCACTTGGTGGCAGATATCCAACTGATGATACTGGTGCTTATCCAGTTATTCTTTATCTGTGTGAAATTCTGATCCAAAATTCTGGAATCAACTATCAACCTACAGATAGAGTGATAATTGAACCAAGCAATGGTGCAGAAGCTTCCGTGACTTTTGACAATCTTGGTGCTGTCACTGGAATTAAAGTCACAAAGGGTGGTGAAGGATTTACTGAACTACCAGAAATCTATATTGAATCAGATACTGGATTTAATGCAGTTCTTCTTCCAAGATTGTGTATAGATAGAATTGGAAATAATGTGGATAAACCAGTCACTGGAGATCTGGTTCAAGTAATTGATTGTGTAGGTAAGTTTTAATGGCACAAACTAAAAATTATCAAACTATTAGATATGGTAACAAAGATGGTGAATTAAAATTTGGGCACATCAATGAAGACAATAGCCTCTCTGCTGCATTAATCAGAAGTGGATCTGAATCATTGCACTATATTTCTTTAGATGCTACTGGACAAGACCATCGTAAAAATGGTACTATCTGCAGGTCTAGAGGTTCCTTTCAGGTAAAGGCAGGTGATGATGTTCCAGATGGAAAGAGTGGAGTATTCATTGATGCAGTAAATGGTGATTTAGTATTGCGTGCTCCAAATGGTCGTGTTAGAATTGAAGGTGTTAATATTGACATAAAGGCATCTGGATCAGATAATAAAAATGGTGTTGTAACTATTGAAAGTAATGAAAAAGTTATTATCAATACTCAACACATAGAAATGAGATCCAAAGTTTCTACAAAAATAGTATCAGATGATATAGTTCAAGTTATTGGTAATGCTATTTGCGACATTTATGGGGGATTTGTTGATATTGCTGATGGCGCAACAACAATTAAGGGATCTAAAGGAGGTTCAACAAATGAAGATAGAGCGAGGACTGGTTACTAATGGCTAAATTACCTGATTTATATGTGGGGAAAAGACTATTTGTAGGGCAAGGAAGACCCATTGCTCTTGGCATAGGACCCACTGAAATAAGAGGTTCCAGTTATACTGAGGGACCAACTATTACAGGAAATCCACTTTTTCCAAATGTATGGGCAGGTGCAATGTTTGCTCCTGTGAGGAATAGTGAATCTCCACCAGCTTTCATTCCTGGAACTCTCTGTATGGGTGTAAACAACCCATATACAATAGCAGTTATTGGTTCTGCTGCATTTATGGGAACAGTAGATACAAATCGAAGTGTCAATGTTGGTGGCAATCTAGTTGCTCAAGGAGAAGTTGCTTCAAGATGCGGATTGCATGTTCTTTCTGCTAAAAAGAATTTTGACATTCCGCACCCATCAAAAAGCAATTGGAGATTGAGACACACTTGTCCTGAAGCACCTACTAATGATGTATACTTTAGGGGACATCTTAAAAATAAGAATACTATAGATTTGCCATCCTATTGGAAAAAATTTGTATATAGAGATTCTATTACTGTGAATCTAACTCCTGTTGGAGCACATCAAGATATTATTGTGCAGAGAATTGATGATGAAAAAATATATCTTCAATCAAAATCTGCTATACCCATCAATTGCTATTATCATGTTTTTGCAGAAAGAAAAGATGGGGAAAGATTGATTCCAGAATATGAAGGAAGAACTCCTGCAGATTATCCAGGAGATAATAGTCAATATTCAATTTCAGGTTATCATTATGACATTAAGGAGAAATAAAAATGGCAGAGCTTGAAGGTTTTATTCCTAGAACTGTAGGAAATAAGAATTGTGGAGATCCTGTTGTTTCAGGAACCAAATCTACAAGATATGATTACATTGCTAAACCTGGAACAAATGATGATGTATCAACAGAACCCATTGGTGGGTTTGAAGTATGTACCCCATATGTTTATGGAAATGCTCAGATTGATAATCTACGAGTTAATGGAGTTGCAACTGGAGATTTTGAAGGTGATTTTCAAGGTACTTGCGATTTAGTTGGAACTATCAATGTTCAATCTTGGAAGGGTTTTGACATTAAACACCCCAATAAAGAAAATCATCGCCTAAGACATATCTGTTTAGAAGGTCCTGAGGCAGGTGTCTACTTTAGAGGAAGACTTACCGAATCTAATGTTATTGAACTGCCTAGTTATTGGAAAGGTCTCATTGATCCTGAATCAATCACAGTATCATTAACACAAATTGGAAGTTCTCAAGACTTAATCATTGATTCTATTGAGTGGGGATCTAGAATCAAAATTCGCTCAGGTAATGCATCAAAAATTGATTGTTATTATGTAATTCATGCTTCAAGAATTGATGGAGAAGCATTGATTGTTGAATATGAGGGTCAGACACCTGCTGAGTATCCCGGAAATGATTCTCAGTATTCCATTTCTGGTTATGATTATGATGTAAGGGGTTGACAAGGAACCCACTCTACTCTATATTAGTCAAGTAACCAATACAGGACCTATGGACCTCAACAGAGAAGATTTTTTTGTTAAAGATGAAGATGATGAATGGGTCACACGTTGTGTAATTGATCCTGTAGCAAGAACCTTCAGGTTGTTCTCCAATGAAGGAGATGAAAAGGTTGTAGATTGTGAAACTGTTGAGGAATTTATGAATGTCCTAGAAGTAGTCAGGGCACTAATGCCTGAAAAAATAATTGCTTATGCAGATCCTTTTTAAATTATGAGACCAGAAACCAGAAAGTCAATGGAAATGTTGTTCACTGCTAAGTGGAACTTGCCAAAAGCAGCACGACATGCTAACCTGACCAACAAGGAAATGAAGATTACTTTCAACGAGTATTGTCATTTCCATCCTCCCACTTATGTGATAGAAACTAACAACCAACTCAGCCTTCTCTGAGTTTTTATGGGACGGTGGCGGAAGTGGTAGACGCACCAGACTTAAAATCTGTTGGGCATTAGCCCGTGAGGGTTCAAGTCCCTCTCGTCCTACTCTCTAAATACCTCAAAATGGGAATTCACATCTGTGAAGTACGAAATCCAAACATCTTATTGTTGGTATAATAGCGGAGAACAACTTGTTTTGATGTATTACATTAATCATGTTCCCTTTACATTTGATGATGTCCCTGAGAGTTATTGGTATGATCCAGAAGTTTTAGAAGCAGCAGATAAAGAAAAAAGATATGAACCAGAAGATCTATACAGGGCATCATTCTATCTAATAGATGAAGAATGTCACCCAATGATGTTTGAATTAGATTTGGTTAATCCAGAAATGTTACCTCAGGACTGATATGAAAATTAATCTTTGGTACTGCAATCATATGAAACAATGGAGATGGACTCTCACAGATAATTCTCGTCCCATTCTTAGACAAGAATCGGGACAAAGACCAGACCTAAGAGATGCTATGGGTGATATTGCAAATACTGTGGAATATATTATTCAGACTAGACAGAAATAATAAATTGTGTTATAATTTAAAAGCGATACTATTTGTATCAGTGACCCAAAACGTGTGACCTCAAAACCTCCTCAGGGAGGTTTTGTTGTATGCTAAATATTATCAAGTAGAATATCACGTGCTAATAAGATGCCACTCAGTAGACTTGACAACTTTCTGAAGAATGTCAGAGGAAACATCGTTTATGTTGATCCAAACAGTCTAGACGCTACGGATAGTATTAGTAATCAGGGTAATTCGGCAGCACAACCCTTTATTACTATCC